GCCGCAGTAGCCGTAGAAGCTCCTGTACCGCCATCAGCAATCGCTAAATCTGTGATACCAGTAATCGAACCACCAGTAATTGCCGCAGCAGAGTTATCTGTCTTCGTAGAGATGGCAGTAGCAATGTTATTGAACTCAGTGTCAATCTCAGTACCTCGGACGACCTTGAGTGGATCACCAGGGGTTAGGTTATCCTTAGTGGCGAAATTCGTGCTCTTTGTATAATTTGACATATTAGGATATCTTTCCGTTCTTAGACTGAATCTCAATCTTCTGAATTGACAGTTGAGTGCCGTTAATGGTGGTTTCGTAACCTGTTTGAACAACCTTGCCCGCACCAGAAGCGTTTACGTCTAGTGTCTTAATCAAGAGTCCACCAGAGTATTCTGCTGTGCCGTACTCAGCTAGGCCGTACTCATAGTTCTGTTGTTCAGGGATAAAAGCATTGCCTGACAGATAGTTGGCAGCAAAGTCAAAGCCCCACTTGATTGTCACGAACTGGTTAGACCCACCGATGATGATTGTCTTGATTCGCTTGAGAATAGAAATCTGATTCTCATTACCAAGGTCTGCATGGTTGGTAAAGTAGCTCAGTCGGTAAGTAGAAGTGTTATCTAAGAAACTTCCATACTTGCCAATAAAGCCTAATTTACCAATGTACAGATCACCATTCCTCAGTGAGTACAAAGCTGTAGGCGTGATTGAGTCCCACTTAGTTACTCTAAAAGCACCATCTTGCAATTGCATCTTTGTGTCAAAACAAAAGACCTGTGAGGTAACTGGTAGGGTCAACAAGTAAAAGGCATTCTTCTCTGAGTAAACAGACTTCAGATTAGCCAAAGTCTCTACCGCTAAAGAAGATACTAGGTCAGAACGAACATTCTTGGACAAGTCTCTTAGGGGTGCAGACTTCTCTTGGATAGTCCTCATCAGTGAGCGAACACCTGAGTCAGACAAGAAGATCACATCAGTACCGATTGACTGAATAGTGTCTCTAGCAATACATCCAATAGAGCCTACTGTGTCGCTTAGAACCAAGGATGCGGGAGTAGAAGCACCTCTATAAACAAGAATCTGTCTCTTTCCAAAGATGAAAAAGAAATCATTGTGAGCCGCTAGACCCATCACCTCATCAGCACCATTAGGCCAAACCCTAGAAACGTCTAAAGTGCCTGAAGTACCACCGCCCCACACATGACCCGCAATCAGGTCAGAAAAGGTAATCGTGACCTTATCTGTAGATGTATTAGCCACCCACAAACGACCAAATGCTGAGATGGCAATGTTTGCTTGAGGAACAGTTGCAACATAGCCTGACTTCTCAGATACCCGTCTGAATGTCGTTGTGCTAACAGCAGGGTCAAAGATGAGTGGATCGTGACCAGTTTGAAAGAAATAAGCAATGCCATTCAAAGATGCACACTGCCAATTAGATGCCGTGATAGTAGGGGCTGTTCCTCCACCACCATAGGTCAACTCAGTCACTGCGTTAGAAGTACCAAGTTTAAATAACTTGTTGTTCCCCGCAAACAAAACAGTCAAAGTGCCATCAGTTTGGACTAACTCATGGATTACACCCACATTGTTAGAGCCTAGATTGCCTGATGAAGCATTAACAAGTGTGTATCCCTTGCGTGCGCCAATACGACCAAATTGGTCAATTACGCAGTTAGAAGCAGTTAAAGCAAAGCCAGAAGATAAATCTAAGGGCGAGTCTTGCGTGTTCAGGCCATAGAAGCCTGGTGCGCTAATGCTTTGACTTTGTAGAGGAGCAGACATTAGACCGCCACAAAGTTGTCTTCAGGGTAACGAGTGCTTTCCAATGCAATAGCGTCAGATAGCATTCCACGGAACAAAGCGTACGCTTCATTAGAAGCAGTGCCTCCATCCTCACCACGCTCAATCAAACCACGGGCATAGGCACTCTGAGTCACCAAATAGTCCAATACTTTGACTGAAGTGCCATCAGCAGACAGATTAGCCTGTGGGATAGTCAAATCAAACTTCAGTGTATAGACACCATCAGGAACGGGAAACAAATCAATCTTTGTGTCTCCACTACCATCTACCCCGTTAAAGCAGAACTCGCTCGGAATAGACTGTGAAGGTGTACCAAAGTTCAACTTGCGGTTCATGTCCGCAGTAGTGGTGTTATCTAAAGTAATAACACTGGTGGTATTGATAGCATCATTAATGCGAAACTTCTGACCCGCACCTGTCAAAGAATATGAACTTGTGGCACTAACAGTAGTAACTGTAATTGTTTGAGATAAACATTCCAATTATAAGAATCTTCAATCTGACGTTTAGCATCATTGACAAACTTGCCAATCAATGCGGAATAGGAAGTTTCTGAGACTGTAGAAACATTAGTCTCACGCAAACGGGTGAGAACATCATTTACAAGTTCTAAGTAGGTCATGTTCGTTGCGCTCCTGAAACTTCAAATGTGGCAATAAAACTAAAGCTACTAGCAGATTGAGTAGTAATTTGAATTCTATCGCCTTCTTCTAAAACGATATAAGCATTGCCATCAAACTGAAGGTATTGCTTTGAAGTAAAGTCGTAAGAAGTAAGAATATCTAGTGTTGTGGCAGCACTTGCGTCATACCATTGAACAGTAATGTGCTTAGTCGAACCGCCAGTGTTGTGAATGTACATCACAGTAAACTTGGCGTAGTAACCCGTAGGAACTGTATAAACAGTTGTCAGCGTATTGGCTGTGGGGTTAAGTCCGACTGATACTGGCCTCATTTACTATTCCTCTTAGAGATCGCTTTAGCTTTAGCTTTAGCGTCTTCCTTGGACGTTGCGCCCCAAGCTCTAAGAGAAAGTAAAAGTCGGGTAGGCTTTCCATCTTTCATCTCAGGGCCAGAATTGCCGCCCATTCGTGCTAGAAAGGATGCCCTACGAGGGTTGTCTCCCGATTTGACGGGTGGTTTTAGATTCCCACCTGTTTCTGCATTATACGATGCTCTGCCTTTAGCATTCAAGCCCCCTTTGGGGTTTTTTCCTTCTTTTGTTTGCCAAGCAGGACTCTTCATATCTACCTCATCTAAATTTTGCTGTTTTCTTTGCAATTGCTTTAGGTTGGGCAACAAACTGTTTACCAGCCTTTGTGCCTTCACGCTTGGCCTTAGTGGTTGCTGCATACTCCTTGGAAGACAAAGACTTGATAGCCGCCTCTGGCAAATACCTCTCACCCGTAACAGACGAAGGTTTACCAGACTTGGTTCTCCAATTCTGCTTAGACCAATCTTTCAGGGACTGTTGAGGGTTCTTCATTTCTTCTTCTTTGGTGTATGGCTAAGAAACTTACTTGAAGGCGTATGTTTAGCACCCGTCATTAGCTTAGTGCCGACCTTGTGAGTCTCACCTTTGTAAGGCTTGCCATCAGGCAAATAGTGTGTTTTCTCTTTGCTCATGTCTTATAACCCCCACCTTTTGCTTTGTATTCTTTAGCAAGAAGTTGTGCTTTACGGGCAGACCATTCACCAGGATCACCACCCGAGCCACCCGCCTTGATCTTCTCAAACAAGGCTTTACGCATGGTAGGTTTGGTGTAAACCTTTGCTTGATTGACCTTAGACTTCATTTCTTCTTAGCCTTTCCCGCTTCAGATAAAGCAATAGCCAAAGCCTGTTTTGGATTAGTAACGACCTTTTTATTGGTAGTCAACTTGCCCTTACCAAACTCAGTCATCACTTTGCTGATCTTCTTTTGGGCTTTAGTTTTCATATCAGTACAAAATCTTTGCTGTAATCGTTCCAGAGGTGTAGGCGGTGCAATTGGCTCTTAAATAATTTGGAGCATTTGCAATGGTAACAATGCCATCAGCAGTCAATGCTGTGCCAATGGTTGCAAAAGTTGTTCCATCTAAACTTCCTTGGAGTGCAACAGTAGCTGTTGTAATGCCTACAACTTGAAGAAATGCGGGTTGACCAGCATCGGCTTGGACTGCTTTTGAAGCACCAGTTGCAACAACAGCACTAAGAAGGGTAACGGGAGCAGTTAAAGAAGACATTATTTACCTCGTCCAGACTTTTTCATCATATTAGTAGCTGTGCGACCACCACGCTCGGGCATAGCTCTAGGCTTGCCAACAGCAATCATTATGGACAAAGGCATTCCTTTTTTAGAATCTTTTTTAGCCGCTTTGGGACTAGACATTTTGGGTATTTTTCCGTACATAATTTTTCCTATCGAACTAGCTTGGTTGCAACAAAAGAAATGAAACCGCCAATAACAGAGGCGATAGCCATTCCAACGAAAAAGCCACCTTTAGATTTGTTAGCCATCTCTAAAAGCGTTTTAATATCTTGGCGAAGTGCATGGACTTCTGCCTGTAAAGCCTCAACTTGGGCTTCAAGTTTACCAAATTCTCTTGGATCAATTTCCGACATTTGAAACCTCTTTTTTTGGTCTTCCCAACTTAGGTTTGTCTTCCTTTGGAGTTTCCTCAACAAGAACGTATCCTTCATGACCTTTCATGCTATCAATATCGTGCTGATAGGTGAAAGTTATTAGAGTACCAGACTGTAAACAACGAAAAGTAGCCATAAAAACTCCAAAAAAAGGGGGGTATTAGCCCCCTTTAATTAAACTGCACGACCAATAATTAAGGTCAATGTAGTTGATGCTAAGTTTACAGAACCTGCTGTAGGGTTGTAAGTCACGATAGTAACTGTGTTAGCGGCTGAAACATAGGCTCTACGAACCAAACCCGCCTCATCAACGCCAATTGCCATACCGATAACCATGTCGCCCAAAGCAACGCCTGGAACTGTTACTGTATCTGTAGCGGTTGCAGTAGTGGCTACTGATGCGCTATCAAGAGTACAAGTAACATCCCAAGTGTCTGTAAATAAACCACGGAATTGGTCATTACCCCTGCGGGAAACGACTGCTGTTGCTGCTGCCATAATAAATCTCCTTAATGTAAAAAACCCCCCACCCGAAGGCGAGGGGAAAGGTTGTTATCAAGAAGGAACAACCAAGGCAAACATGGAAGAAGACAAAGCTGCACCAGTTGTGGCGGCTGAACGAAGTGCGGAAACACCATACAAAGTATCAGATGTAAACAAAGTAGCAAGGTAGTCTTGCTTGTACTGAGTTTGTGAACGGATGCCCACTTGCTCAACCAAAACCATAGCGTCCTTATGACCCATCAAGCAGACACGAGCAATAGCAGAACCGCTTGTTGGGAAAGCAGCAGTTGCAGATGCAGAGTCAGCATTGCTAGATGTGAACACGGGGATACCATATAGGTTGCCGATTTCACCAGTGCGGATCGCATTGCCATTACCCACAAAAGCCTGTTCTGTGTAACGGGAAAGACCCATCAACGTATTGCGGCTTGAAGGAGGAATGATAAAGAAACGACCATCCATAGGAGTGTCGTTGTCATCCAAACGCTGAATAGTACGACGAATAGCCGCATCGGTCAGAGCAGAAGCATTACCAGTATTGGTGTTTGCTGTGTAGTCAAAGGCTGTTGTGCCGTCACCACCAATGAAGGCAGAGCCGTACTGTGCGCCTGTAGAACCACCATTAGCAACACGACCCAACTGGATCAAGCTAGTATCTACTTGCTTGGCAAGCGCATAGCCCGCATCAGCAGTGTAGAACTGGCGCAAGCTATTCAAGGCTTGTGCTTCAACGATGTCCTCAATGAAACGTGAGTACTCAAAGTGCTTGTTAATGTTAACAGTAACTTCTGTCTCAGTATCGGCAATCAGAGTCACGGCAGTAGATGCCGCTTTAGCTGAAGCGTTACCACGGGTAGGTGCGGGAATGTGTACTACATCACCCTTCTTACCCTTGAAGTTCATCTTCATTACGATGTTAGCCAATACAAGGTTTTTCTTGTAAGCGGCTACGATTTCATCAGACCAGATTTCTGGGATGAATTTGTCTGCGGTAGTTACTGTTACCGCTGGTGTTGGATATGCCATAATTAAATCTCCTAAAGTTTAACGAACCCGACCCTCTTGATAGGCTTGCATGATTTCATCACTTAAAGCGTCATATCGATTTGGGTCTTGCATTTTGAGCCGAATAAGGTCAGCCCTTCTGTATACTTTCTTTGATGATTCACCAGAACCACCTATATCAACACCTACTGCTTTTAAGTTCTGCTTGCGAGTTACCTCGCCATCATCACTTGTTTGCTTCTGTTTAACAGAACGTAGCTGTTTATAGGTAGATAGCAATTCATTGGCTGAGTCGAAATCATATCCAGAATCGGCTTGCTCAAAAATCTTAATGCGAACAGGGCTAGATTTAACCCAATTTGCAAAGTCCTGATCTTTAGCAATTTCGCCAAAGTCGGGATGTTCTTGCGCTAACC